TGGTAAATCCTACGCGGGGTCCAACGGCGTCTCGTAAAGGGTCGTCATGACAAAAAGACTCTATTATAATTCAGTAGCGGCAACCGGAGATCCCCGAAAGGGGATGGGCTATGGAAAGAGTCAAAAGATTCCTAGCTTTGGAACGGGACTTGGATCTGAAAGATCGATGGGGTCTGCAGAGACGGGAATATATTCAGAGCCGTATGAAGAAGATGAAGAAGATGAAGATGAATTTATTGATCAAGATGACACTGATAAATTTGTTAAAAAGATAAATAAGAATATTATTAATCCAGACCCGGCATTTTGGCCAAGAGCAGATAGGAGTTCTTTAGGCTCAGCTGGCGCCGGCTGGATGTCTGGATTTGGAGGAATGGGAGTCGCCGAGGGAATGATTCCTGTTCCAAAGGGGCAGAGACTACCAAAGGCTTCAGCTGGAATAGCTCCATTCCCACACAGCGTATTATATCCTGGAGGTTTCGATGGTCCTCCACTCGGCTCTGGCGGAGCCAGTCAGGCATTTAAAACAACTGGCCCAGCATTTAAGTCTGGAACACAGTATGGGTCCTCAAGAGCACCAACCGGTGTGATGTCAGATGATGATACAGATATAATGATCTCTGGATTTAAAGATATTCTTGATCTAGATCCATCAGAGAGATCAATAATTAAACAAAAACTAAGAATAATGAAGCTTTTAAATAGAATAGATGAAATTGAATCACAAACTGGCATGTAAAAATAAATGCTGCAGAATAATTAAAGATGAAGAGGGTTACTAATGTCTAAAACACTTTATGATGAAGCAATCGCAGAAGCAAAGCTTCTTAGGGAGACAGCTGAGCAAAATGCTAAAAATGCAATCATTGAAGCAGTTACTCCAAGAATTAGAAATTTTATAGAGGAGCAGCTATTAGGTGACGACTCTGCCGGAGATGAATCTGATTTGCTCCAAGAGGTCGCCTCTAGTATTGTTAATACAGATAAAAATTCTGACGTTATTCTAGATGAGAGCGCTTTAGTTTCACTTTTAGAAATGTTTAGTGGAGAAAATTTAGATAGTGTGAGGGGTCATAAGAGAGTTAAAAATGCTCTAGACGAATCATTTAACACTCTAAGCCAGCCAGATAAGGTAAAAATATTACGTTTGGCTGATAAACTTAATCAAAACTCGGAGTTTTTTGGCGGCTCCGGAATAAATAATGATGTACGTGTTCAACAGGAGAATTCTACAATGGCAAGAGCAGATGAAGTTCTTTATGAAGTTGATCTTGACGAGTTGGCAAATATGACAGCGTCAATGATGAATGAAAAAGAAGTAGAAGATCTTGAAGAAGCCGAAAGAGAGGAAGATCTTGAAGAATTGGAAAAAGAGGAGTTGGAAGAAATTATGAAATCTCTAGGACTTAAAAGTCTTCTTAGCGAAGATAAAATTGAAATTGATCTCGGCGATGTTGAGCTAGATCCTGAGCTTCAGCTTATTGCTACATTAGTGGCAGATGAGGAAGATGAGGGAGAGGAGATCGAGGTCGGAGAGGAAGAAGAAGAAGTTGACATGGATGAAGAACTTCCAATGGATGCTCCCGAAGAACTCGAAGAAGTTTTTGAAATTGATGAGAGGGTATTAAGATCTGAGCTCGCAAGATTGCGAAGCCGAATTTCTGAGGCCAAGGAACTCGTCAAGGTTAAAGGTATTAAAAATGACATGGCCCACTCTTGGGGTGGAAAAGGTGACGGCAAGGCCGGAACCAAAGGCGCCTACGGTGGAACCGGTAAGGGTGGCGGCGATGCATGGGGCGGAGGCACACGAGGTGGTGACCCGCTCAAAGTAACACTTAATAAGCTTTCCGAAGCTGTTAAAATTGAGAGACGCAAGAATCGATCTCTTAGCAAGAAGCTCAATGAATACAGGAGTGCAGTTGAAACTCTCCGTGAGCAGTTGACAGATCTTAATCTGTTTAACGCTAAGCTTCTCTACGTAAATAAATTGCTACAAAACAAGGACATAGGATCCTCTCAGAGGAGAACGGTCGTTGAGTCAATTGATAAGGCAAAGAGTTTGAGAGAAGTTAGGCTCGTGTACAAGACACTTACTGAATCCTTTAGAAAGGCTTCTGGGGGCGTCTTAAGAGAATCCGCAACACGTCGGGCTCTCGGTTCATCCTCTTCACGAACACGTCGGGGTTCTTCCCAGACTGCCAGTGCTGAGGTTAATCGGTGGTCGGTGCTAGCGGGAATCAAAGAATAGACAACTGCATAACTATAAATCATATAAGGAGTAAAAAAATGTCAAAGTCGTTCACACTACAACAGCTTACCGAAGGAATCCGCGATCGAAACGTGGGCGCCGAAGGTACGCGGTTAATTGAGAAGTGGACCCGAACCGGTCTTCTTCGAGGTCTCGCTGACCACAATCGCGAGATCATGTCACGTCTCCTGGAAAATCAGGCTGCACAGCTACTGAGAGAGCAAAACTCTCTATCACAGGGTGCTGGTAGTCTAACATCCTCTGGAGATATCCGCGGTTTCACAAACATCGCGTTCCCAATCGTTCGTCGAGTATTCGGCGGCCTCGTTTCTAACGAGCTAGTTTCAATCCAGCCAATGAGCCTTCCTTCCGGTCTGCTCTTCTATCTGGATTACACCTACGGATCAAACGTTGGTGGTTCTGCTGTCCTGGGAACAGGCGCGCAGGATGGAACTGTTAATGCCGAGCAGTTCAGACAGGGACAATCGATCTACAACCTCCCAACAGGCCGTGGCGTTCAGTCCGGATCTATTGCGGTTGGTGGTCAGTATGACCTTGTTGGAACAACCTACACTAAGGTTCACCAGACCGCAGTCGGCTCTGAGTTCGCGTTGCTAGCATCTGGTGCTTATAACGGCGGAGCTACTCTAACTGATGGTGCGAATCTCGCGCTAACCGGATCTGATGCCAAGCTCATCGGATATGATCCACAGGTGATGCAGATTATGACAGATGCTCTGGGCGGATCAGTTGGTGGTCAGGTTCAGCCTTTAGGTAGATTCCAGTTTGCTGTCTTCGATGTGGAGAACATGCCAGCAGGAACTGACCTATCTCAGGTTAAGGGAATCGGTCTCTTCTCTGGTGGAAATCTCGCTGAGAGCGACACGAATAGCGACGGTGTTCATAAATTTACAGTCGGTGACTCTCCTGTTGTTCAGGGTGGACAGAACCTTGTAAATGTTAGACGTCTAAATCAGCTTGGACTGTGGGATGCATCTGCTAGAACCTTCACACCCAGCCCACTAGTTACAAGATCCACCACAAATGCTGCTCTTCTAACTGTTGTTTCTGGAACGTGGCCAGGTGCTGGTCAGTCTTCAGCAAACTGTGCTGTTACAGCATCGTATGTTGTTGGTGCAAGCCTTAATGTTGACACTCGAGCCGGTGATACTCTCACCATTCCAACGTTTGAGTCGAACTTCGCGGCAGCACCATCCCCGAACATCCCTGAAATCGACATCAAGATCGAATCGATCGCGGTAACCGCACAGACACGTAAGTTACGTGCTCGTTGGTCACCAGAACTCGCACAGGACTTGAACGCTTACCACAGCCTTGACGCTGAGGTGGAGCTCACTCAGATCCTCTCCGAGCAGATCGCTCTCGAAATTGATAGAGAGATCCTTAATGATCTCCTGGTCGAGGCACAAGGTGCAAACTACTACTGGTCTCGAGCTCCTGGTAAGTTCGTTAACAAGAAGACAGGTGTCGCGCAGAATAGAGCAAGTACTCTAGCTGCTGGCCCCCGATTCACCGGTACGGTTCGCGAATGGTATGAGACTCTCACTGAGACAATCATAGATGTGGCCAATGAGATCCACCGTAAGACACTGAGAGGCTCCGCTAACTTCTGCGTGGTTTCTCCTGAGGTCGCAACGGTCTTCGAGGCTTCGGTTCTTTACAAGCCGAACATCAGCCTTGATGGGCAGGGTCAGACAGGCAATCCATTCACACTTGGAGCCACCCCGATTGGTACCCTTAGCAACCGTTTCACGGTCTACAAGGATCCATACTTCCCACGGAACAAGGTTCTCGTAGGATATAAGGGTGGAAGCTACCTGGAAACAGGATATGTTTACGCTCCGTACGTTCCGCTGATCGTCACTCCCACTATCTTCGCACCAGAAGACTTCACACCCCGCAAGGGAGTGATGACTCGGTATGGTAAGAAGATGGTTCGCGCTGACTTCTACGGTACCGTTACGGTCCTTGATATGGATATCATCTAAGATATTCTAGAAATAGAAACTTAGGTTTCACTGGCGGCGGCTTTTTTAAGCCGCCGCCTTTTTTTTT